CTAGTTCAACTATAAATATATTACAAGTGAGTCAATGATTGAAGGGATTAAGGGAGAGAGTGTAGAGGCTTGGTGGCCTCTCGTTGAAGAATACTTGATTGCAGCCCTCGAATATAGTTTAGGCGAGTATAGTATTACTGACATAAAGAACGCTTGTATATCAAAGAATATGCAGCTCTGGGTAAAACTCGGAAAAGAAACTAAGGGTGCTTTTGTTACAAAGATAGCAAAATACCCACAAAAGAATTTGCTCATAGTCATATTATTAGGTGGCGATGAGTTCCAGGAATGGAGAGATGAAGCAGATGCACTCTTAAACGCATTTGGAAAAGAAAATAACTGCGAGTATGTAGAACTATTTGGTCGTAAAGGCTGGGGAAAGATGCTCAAAGATATAGATTATAAAGAAGTAACAAGACTATTCGCAAAGGAGATAAGATAATGTCAAAGAGTCCAGATACAGAAACAGTCGACAGAGACCCGTGGGATGTAGCCATTCCATATATGAAGGGTGGATTCGAGGAGTCTGCTAAATTATATAATGAATACACACCAGAGTATTACAGTGGTCAGACACAGGCTGGATTCACACCAGACCAACTGACAGCACAGCAAGGCATAAGAGATTTTGCTGTGCAAGGTGCACCAAGCATTATGAACCCAGCCATAAGTGCATACCAAAGAGGTGTTGACCCTAGTATGTTAGATGTAGCCAACAATCCATATGTAAATAATATGGCACAGGCTGCAGCAGACAGAGCTATGGCTGGTGTGCAAGGAAATTTAGCTGACATAAGAGGCGGTGCAATTATGTCTGGAGGATATGGTGGTGGTAGGCAAGGTATTGCAGAAGGCAATGCAATTGCTGGTGCCGCAGACTCAGCTAATCAAGCAGCGGCACAGATATACAGCGATGCATATGGTCAAGGATTAGCAAACCAGAGAGCTACATTAGGTATGACTGGTGGTCTTATGAGTGCTGGCTTTAGTCCATACAGTGCATTAGGAGCTTCTGGTGGTCAGCAACAAGCCAGAGAACAAGCATTAATTAATGATGCTATGTCACAACAACAATTTGAGCAGAACTTACCATACGATAAGCTAGCTAAATTCCAAGCTGGTATCACAGGGTTTAGTCCACTGGTAGGAAATGCTGGTCAGACAATAGGAACGACACCTGGAGCCAGTCTTATGAGTAACTTAGGCGGTGTTGCACAAGCATATTCACTTTTACGATAGGAGATACAGATGGCTTCAAGTAGATATGCGTTTGACCCAGCAAACCCTGGAAAATCTTATGGTCAAATTTTGGCAGGAGGCGGTGTTGCCAATGCAGCAACAAATTATGAGACTGCGTCTGGTGTTAATGACCAATACTATAATGGTGACGTGCCTACAATGGCATTATCTCCAAACATTAACGAATTTATACCTGTAGCAACAACTACAAGTCCAAATCTTTTTGATGATAGTAGCTGGATGAATGATAAATTAGACTTGACATATGACATACCAGCAGATGATATGCAAGCAAACTATGAGTATGAAGCATATGGTGGCTCAAGAGGTCCAGACTGGAGCTTTAATCCTATACCTCCTAACACAACTCCATCAGAACCAAACAGAACACCATCGCCAGTAAACACTACTGGAGGAGGCAGGGCTCAACCTAGCGGACCAGCTCCTATACCACAAGTTCTTGTATCACAAGACCTAACAAGAAGACCACAGACTGGCAACATATATGCACCTGATCTCTCAGCTTACTACGATTCATCTTTGTTTAATTACACTGGACCTGGCGGGGTTGATGAGTATACATATGGACAAGGTCTAAGAACTGGTGGTGCTGACTATAGTGTATTTGGTAGCCCAACAGACATAGCTAATCCGTATTATGAAGGGCAGTTTGCACCTGTGGCACAGCCAGTAGTTTCAGAACCAGTAGGTCCAGCAGATGGTGCTATCAATATGAACCCAGTTCAACTGCCTAGTGACCTGCCTCAGATAGAAGTGAGTGCTGATGTCAGTATGCCTGGATTTGTTGGTGGTAGTTTGCCTACTAACCTAACTTATCAGCAGACTATAGATGAGATGGGAATCTTTGGACCAAACAATCCTCCTCCTAGCACTACATTTCCTAGTCCTGGGGATAACACTGGATTGACTCAGAATATGACTGCTAGTGACAAAGAGTATCAAGATATGCTGAACCAGTCTCTTATGATGGACAATCAGCTAATGAATCAACTTGACTCAAGTGACCCTAGAGGCGGTGAAAATGAATTAAATAAGAATGTTGGAAAACTTCCTAGTATGGCTATGGATGATACTGCTGATATAGAACGAGGTATGATTACTTCACAGCGTGGTACGACTATGGATGATACCGATGCAATAGAAAGAGGTATGCGTGAGTCACAACGTGGTACGACTATGGATGATACTACAGCTATTCAAATGGGTATGATGCAAGGAAGAGTAAATCCTCAAACTGGATTACCAATACCAGAATTTAACACTCTTCCAGAACAAGGATTAACACCACTACAACAAGCAGCTAGAGATGCAGCTAGCAATATAGACACAAGAGATTTTAGATTCAATCCTACTGGAGAGCAAGACAAAAGTTTTTTCCAGAAATGGGTAGAAGGTGGTCCAGCATACCAGCCAACAAGTGATTCTACTATAGCGGAGATGGAGGCTATGGGAAATCAAGTCAAATCATTTGCAGATAAAACATCACAAGTAAGAAACTTGTTTGATGAGAATGTTATTAACACTGTAGGTTCTCCTAACCAGTTTGAAATACAACGTGCAGAAGCTGACGCTAACCAAGCCGCGTTAGATAAGCAAAGGTACAACACCCAAATTAACAACCCGACAGCAGATTTTAGTGGCTATATGAGAAACTATGGAGATGGTGGTGGATTCAAAGAGGCAGCTTCTGTTGAGTCTGTATTTAGTGGTTCTCCTAGTGCTGGTATAGATGCAAATACAGCACAGGAAATAGCAGCTAGAACTGAGGCTATGAATGCACCAGATGGTAACGAGTTAATGCTTGAGGCAATAGGTCTTGGAAGCAATTTATTTAATGAAGTATCAAAAGCAGAAAAAGAACAAGCCCAAAAAGATATGGTAAACATATTTGCAAACGCATACAACAAAACACAAGACCAGCCAAAGCCTGCGGTAATAAAGACAACAAGTAAAAAGCCTGAACCAAAGAGAGTAACGGTTAAATACAATCAAAACAAACCAGTGAAAGTAGCAAAAACTAAGCCTACTGGAAGAGGACCACAACCATTTACACCTACAAGAACAACTGGAAGCAGAAGTGCTAGAAGATTAACAGGTGGAAGATAATGAATAATTTTAAAGGAGAAAGATAATGCCTTGTATGTACAACGGAAAACCAGTCAAGGGTGTTAAGGGTGCTTGTCCCACGAACAGCACTTGGGTAGAAGAACCAAGCACACCATCTAAAAGTGGTGGTAGTTTTTTTGACAGATATGTAACAGATGATGGAAACATAAATTATGGAAAGGCTGCTTTGGAAGCAACTTATCTTACTCCATTAGGGCTTGGAAGAGGATTGCTTATGAGGGGAGGCAAGTATGCACTTGATAAGGTATTTAGAAAAAACTTAACTGGAAAAGCACTGGAAAACCAAATAAAGAAAAACCAATTAAATGTGACTGCTGCTAACACAAACAAGTTTGGTCTTGCAAATCCTACTACTAGAAACATTCCTGGGCAACCAGCTAGAAAGTCTAGTATGATAGACCCAATAACTGGCAAGCCAATAAATCTACCACCAGTTCCAGCAAGCACTGTAACCACGCCAGCTAGGAATGTTCTTGCACCTTTTAATGCACAAGCTGGACAACGTGGAATTAAGCAACTTATGGACAATATGGGCAGCACAAGAAAATTTGCTCCACTTAGAACTGCTGGTATTGGTGCAGCTGGTCTTGCTGGCTATGACCAATTTGGACCAGGGTTGACACAAGCTAGTAAAGAAATAAAAGCTAACCAAGCAGCATCAGCACAAGCTATACAAAATAAAGCTATTGAAGACAACACTCAAGCACTTGCCCAGAGAAATGCAACAGAGGCTGCTACTAAAGCAGAAGCAGATAGAGTAGCTAGTCTTAACCCTATGGAAAGAATTATGGAAAACCTAAAGAAACCTGGGTTTTTGACTGACCCACTAATTCCAGGAGGTCCTCCAAGTTACAACAGACTTAGCAAGTTGGGTGTGCTTATGGATTATTATGGCTCAACACCAAAACAAAGGGCTACTAAAACAGAACCTAATAAACAATTTGCAGCTATAGAGAAGGGTGTAATGGATAATGCAACAGCATTGGCAAAAGCACAAGCTACTTTAAAATCCCAGTACGGTAAGCCTACTGTAAGCAACTTAGCTGAAGGTATGTTTGATTTAGTAAAGGATGCATATGGTGGTACTTGGTTGCCATTTGATGATAAGAGTGATGATGAGCTCAAGAGAATATCTAGTCTGGCTGCTATAAGACTGACAGAGTTAGCTCAAGACCCTAACTATATGAATCTAGGAGAAGAACAACTAAGAGGAGAGGCTGTTAGACAAGTAGGTGAAGAACTAGGATTATAAATGGCAATAACACAAGAGATAGAAGAGGAAAGACTAAGAAGACTTAGTGCTATGCAAGCATCTATGCCTCAGTATCTTCAGATGCAAGGGGAGGGTGCTTCAGCATTTGGTGACATACTTGGTATAGACACACCATCTATTGATGCCTTTGCCTCAGAGCAAGAAAGAAAACTAGGTGGCTTTGAATCTAAATATCCTGGTAGGTTACTTGAGTCTGAGAAGCCAGTTGAGTGGTGGAAAGAAAAAGCTGCACTAAACTCTATGAATACTATAGCACCTATGCTTGGGTTTGCTATTGGTAATACTATGAAAGCAATACCAACACCAGTAACCAAGATACTAGGTACTGCTATTAACTGGGGCACTGCAGCCACTACATATAATATGAACTTTGCAGACACACTTGCAGAGCACGAGGCCGCTGCTGGCAGAGAGCTGACACCAACAGAGAAAAGCTGGGCTGCAACTGTAGGTATGGGTGTAACTTACCTAGACCTGATCGCGCCAAGGCGAGGTGCAACTGAGACATCTAAGTTGCTAACTAAAGCTCTTGGTAATGGTGGTGTTAATGCAACAAAAGATTCTTTAGTTAAACTTGTAAACACAAACAGAGACAAGCTAGCTAAACAAATAGGCAAGGGTGCTAAGTTTGGTGCTGGTATTGTAGGCACAGAGATGGCTACTGAGGCTGGGCAAAAAGGTTTGCAGATAGCAACAAGCCAAGACCCTGGAAAATTACAAACATCTGAGGGACTGCAAGAGCTGATGGAAGAAGCTGTCATTGCTGGACCTATAGCTGGTGCCGCGTCTACTCCAGCAGCAGTTGGTGTGGGCAGAGAGCAAAACAGAGACTTATCTACTGCAAGAAGGTTGGTTAAGAATTACAACAGAGACTTGCTAGCTAATGCACCAGACACTTTAGATGCAGTCAAGGGACAAATTAAACTACCAGAAGGCAAGGGCTATGAGTCAGAGTTTAAATTACTTGCAGACAAAGGAAACAAGGCACTTAAAAGTCTTACTGGTGTTGATGTTAAAGAGTCAGCACAACAACTAACAAGTGCTATAGCATTTAAAGGAACAGACCCACTGCTCAAGCTAAGAAACAAGGCTCAGTCTGGTGCTGTATATCAAGGTGCTAACAGAATATTACAGATGTTCCAAGCAACAGAGACTGGAACTGGCGAGCAAGGTGTAAGAGATAACTTCTTTAACTTGAAAGAAAGAAAGAGTGGTCAGTATCTTAAGAATGTAATCAACATAGTTAATAGATACTCAGACAAGAAGATGTTTATTGGTCAGATAGGTAAAGACATTAGTCCAGAAATGAGTGCATACATACTGCACAGAATAGACCCAAAGAGACCAAAGGCAAACTTACCTAAAGAATTTCAAGGCAACACAGCACAGCTAGAAAGTGACATAAAAACTATTAAAGAAACCATAGAGCTTGTAAGAAGAGATATGGTAGACAACGGTCTGTTGGCTGAGTCACAAGCAGTAGAAGATTACTTGACTAACCCAATTAGCAAAGAAGCAGTTAAAGCCAACAAAGATGATTTCATTAGACTCTTAGTTGAATCCAGTAAGCAAGCAGTTGCTAGTAAAGGTGGCAAGGTAAAAGAGATTAGTCCAAAAGAAGCTGCTGAGATTGCTGATGGTATTGTTAATGGATATGACCCATCAGTTAGAATAGACAGACCAGATGACCCAGCATTTGAAGGACAAACAAAGAGGTCTTTTGAGCAATCTAGAAGTGAGGCTTGGTCAAACTTAGATGCACTGGCAGACAAAGAAGGTCTTAACTTTAGAGAGCAGAACATAGAGAAGGTTCTTACTAACTACTTGCAGAATGCAGCAACTCGTGTTGCATCAGCTAACATCTTTGGTAAGGATGCATCTAAACTAAAGGCAGAGCTTGGTAAGTTACAAAGAGCTGGAGAGATTACACAAAAAGAAGTAGACAGAGCATATGATTTGTATGATGCATCACATAACATATACAAAAAGGATGCAAACCCGAATGCTTTGGCCGCATCTAAATTTGCTACCACTGTAGGTGCTATAACTCATCTAGGTTTAGCAACACTATCATCACTATCAGAGCTTGCTTGGATAGGTGAGAGAGCTGGCTTTGGTAATATGCTAGCTACACTACCTAAGGCATTTAAGTATGCAATAGATGGTACAAGAAAGGGTATGTCTGGTAAATACATAGAGCCTGGTGAGAGTGCAACAGCTATGGCTACACTAGGATTTAATCTAGACCCAAGGGTTAATGAAAGACTAGACCAGATATTTGCAACAGATACCAACAAGGTGCTTAGCATTTACTTTAGAACACCACTGGGTGGTATGCTTACACAGTTTACTAACTTCAACAGGAACTGGGCTGCACAAGCGTGGATGGCTAACCTAAACCACAAGGCTAACAGCATCATAGCTGGAGATTTAAAAGACATAGACCAGCGTAGGCTTGACAGTGAACTAAAAGAAAATGGATTAAGCAGACAAGATTTCAGCCTGATCGCTAATGCATTTAGGGGTGCTGATGGAAAAGTTAAGATAGACATAACAAGAGATGACGTTCTAGATACAGTAGTCAAGAAAGAAACAAGACAAGTAGCACCAGCTAACAAGAAGAAAAAGAAAAAGGAAGATGTAAGAGAGCTTGATGTTACTGTAAGAGACTTACTTATACCTTGGATGCAGAAGGTAGTTGATGATGTTGTGGTACACCCAAGAGCTAGTAACAAACCATTATGGATGTCAGACCCTAGGATGGCTATCATTGCACAGCTCAAGACATTCCCAGTTGTGTTTGGTAATACAGTAGTTAAGAGACTACTTAGAAAACTAAACCCAAAGCAGTGTACTCCAGACTATGGAGCTGCTGTTGGTGTGATAGGTGCTATTGCATTTGGTTACGCTGCTGTATACACAGGTGAGATGCTCAAGGATGCAATCAAGGGACAAGACTTTGAAGACCCATCATTCAAAGAAACCATAGATAGGATGGGACTTACTGGTGCTCCAGGTATGATACTTGGTGCTGGTAGATTTGCTGATGGTGCTGTGACTTCACTAGGTGGTACTGCTATAGGTGCAATTGATACTCTATATGCTGATGTAATAACACCAGTATGGACTGCTGATGAGGATGGTTTGGAAGATGTCAGTGTGGGTGGTAATTTGCTTGAGTGGTTTGCTAAGAGCCTTGATGGTTCTCTTGGTGCTGCTGGTGTAGGATTTAAACCAGCACAGAATTTATTTGGAGTGAATGACTAATGGCTTGTGGAACAGAGATAGTACCTGGATACAAAGAGTTTAACAAGAGAGCTAATGAGGTTGCTAAAGACCCAGCATTAGATATGAAGATGAATCAGTTAATAACTTCAACTGAATCAAATCAAAATAAAAACAATAAGCTGCCAAAACCATTCAAAGATAAATATGGTCTAACCGATATAAAATATATAGAAGTTAGCAAACTTCCTGAAAGGGGTATAGGTATGGAGAAAAACAAATACAATCAAATGAAGAGTTCTATTGAAAATAAGGGTGTTCAAACACCTGTACTAATAGACAGAGATTCTAACCAAGTAATAGATGGACTCAGAAGAATATTTATAGCACAAACAATAAAAGACGAAACAGGTTCGGATGTAAAAGTTCCTGTTGTTTACTTAAAGCAAGGTATAACAAGAAAAGAAATACCAGAGATACAAGAATTTTTAAAAGCTAGATTGAGGACCTAACATCTATATACCCTACTCTTTTGTCTAAGTGATACTGGCCAGAGAAGTCTGTCTTGGATGGCATACGTCTGTCCTCCCATTTAAAGTCATAGCCCTGATCTCGTAACTCACTCACATTAAATACATACACACCATTAGGTGTAGATATGATGTATAGAAATTCTTTTCCGCTTTCGTCTGCTTGTTCAAGGTTAGCTTTGTACTTCTTGTACTCTATTAGTTGTGTGTCATAGTGTGTTCTTCTACATTTAAACTCAACTACATAATCATAACTGTGTGCATCAAACGTGCAGAACTTGTCTTTAGTTGGTGTCATTACTATGCCCAACTTCTTACTAGATATGTCTTGCAATTCTTCTTGAGTCATAACTCCTCCCCTGTTATCTCAACAACAACATAGTTGTCATCTTCTATGCCACCAAACTTAGTATTGATTTCACCAACATAATCATAGTCATCATCTTTTATAACTTCGCCTTTAACTAATGCATCCATAAGAAACTTGTGCATAGGAAACGTGTAATTGTCTAAATCTTTTTTTCTTTTGTTCTTGAAATACAGTGTGTATGAAGGTGTTATCTTTTTGTATTTAGGTAAAGTCTTTACAAACTCTTTGACTACTTCATAGTAATCATCCTTGCACTTGCCTTTGGCAAAAGGATGTAAGTGTATAAAGACATTAAGACTAAGCAAGTTTGTTTTCTTTTTATCTCCTCTGCCTTTAGAATATGTGGGCATAGGTAAGATACCCTTGCTTATCATTTGATGTTCTCCTCTTTAAGTATCTCTTCTATCTGTTTCTCAATAAACCAGCGTGCCTTTCTTAGGTCATCTAGTCTGCCTTCACCAAGATGTTTGTGCTCCCAACGACACAAATACTTACACGCACTTGCAGTTAGGTAACTCATCTTTTGGTCTAATATAAAATCTATTACTTCTATCTTTCCCTTCTGATAATGTGAAGGGTTTATTTTGTCCAGTCCCTTTTCCATAGTTCCCTCGGCTTGGTTGTTTTCTTTTTTCTGAGTTCTTGGTAGAGTCTAGCAGTCTTGTCCATTTGAACAAGACCGCCAGAGTTTTTAGGCTTAGTCTTTGAGCTCATCGACTATGTCTTTGTCGAGTAGCTTCCAGATAATAACAGCAGCAATGATGCCTGCTAGTCCACCGTTTCCTAAAGTCCATACTATACCTAGTATAGAACCAATTACATCTCCAGTTAGGAAGGCTACCTTTGGTCCAAAGATAACTTGTAATATAATTGATAGGCTGATTAATTTGATGCCAACATCTATTGCACCATCAGCACCGTTCTTTATTTTCTCTAACATATTAACTCCTTTATTATTTTAATTGGCTATATAAGCCACCCTTTCCTAAGAGCATTTAACCATATGACAACATAGATTAAACACCCTGTAGAAACCATTGCTGCTACAAAGTAAGCAGTGTGTATGATTGCTTTTAATATCTTCACTCTGTTCTCCAACCAGCACACAGATTCATATTTTCTGACTTGCATATGAGCCTTTCATCTTTGTGCATATCTATTTTGGTTTGAAATTCAGCACACCCTGTAAGCAACATTAACATCATTAAGTATTTCATTCTACATCTCTCTCCTCCTCAACTAAGTCTACTAATTCACATACACTACCAGTACAGGCTAGTGTCTTAGTACCTACTGTTGAGTCTGTTAATTCATACTTACTAATCAAGTCCCAGTCTACAGACTTTGGCATTTTCTTAGCCAACTCTGCGTACTGCTCCTTAGTACAATCTTCATAAGGTGCTTGTTGGTAAGTGTGGTCTGAGTGTGGTAAGAAACTAACACCACTGACCTCATCGAAATGTCTATACACCCACGCACCTACTTCCATCCACTCGTGTTCTTTAACACTAATGGTTACACTAGGCTTGTGCTCACAATAATACCTTTGATATGTAAGCCACAACTCTAGCTGTTCAATAGCTGTTCTTTCGTTCCTAGTCACAGCACCTTTGGGTGCTTTCATAGGAAATGTAAAGACCTTAACACTATTAGGTTTCATAACATCAGCCTCACAAGGGATGCCCTGATCTTCCATAAGTTGTGCTATTGGGTCTTTGGCATCTGCTCTTACTCTTCTAAAGTAATAGTCGTTGTGTCTAGTGTGTATACCACTAGCACTGTCAACTAACTGACTAACTGTACCACTTGGTTTAATTGCTGTGGTTGCAGTAGCCTGGTTAATGCCTAATGCAGCAGACCATTTCTTATTAGTAGTTACTGTCTGCTTTCTGAGTTCAATCAAGAAGTCTGGCAAGGACTTTTTACCGTGGTGTCCTCTGCTTGAACTTCCATTCATAAAAGAGTTGTCCATTATACCAGTTAATGAGACTCCCAAGAGAGATTCTTCTTCTGTATTGTGTACCCATTTAGGCCTTAATCGTTTGATATTTGTCAGTGACGCTTGGAACGTACCTAGTATGGTAGCTAGCCTTACCTTTCTTAAAATGTCCTCTTGTTTGTCCTCTGCTCTCACCACTACCTCAGTTAGATTACAGAACTGTCCATCTCTTAGGATGATTTCACTACAAGGATTACATCCAAAGTCGTGTTCAACATCACGTCTACCAATAGAGGCTACTTGTTTCTTGGCTGCTTCTCTATTAAAGATACCACGCTCACCAGACTTAGACTCATACAGTGACAGCCATTCCTTCATAAAGATTCCTATGTCTGGCTTTTCTGTATAGCACACACTGTTGTTACTCAGTGCCATCTCTGGTGTATCAGACCACCACTGACCAGACTTAGCATTACGCATACGCTCATCAGTTAGATTAGATAGTGAGATCAGGGCACTACGTCTAACACCACCCACTACAACTACCTCTGCTATCTTACACATCATACGATGGCATTCATAGCTGGTCAGCTTGCGACCTACTGCATCTTTAAATAGGTTAGTAGCAAAGTTAAATAAATCTAACAGTGGCTCTGGACCACTCGCTCTACCACCAAAGGTAGCTAGCCTGGAACCTTTAGGTCTTATTCTAGAGAAGTCCCACTTAGGCATTTCACCGTTGTATAGGTAGTTAATTAGTTTTCTAAATGCAGACTGCCATCCTTCCTTACTGTCTTGCACTACTACGATGTCATCAACATCAATCATTTCTTCTGGTACTTCTGGTAGTTTGTTAGTGTGCTGTCTCTCTACACTAAAGCCTACACCAGTACCGTGCATAAGAACATACAAGCACTCATCGAATGCTTTAGGGTGGTCAACACTTAGATAAGCACAGTTGTATCCAGCTATGTTGTTATCTTTCAGTGCCTTACCAGCAGTCATTAGTGCTCTCATACTAGGCATAACATCTAAGTTAAGCACAGCTTCTTCAAGAAGTTTCCTAGTCTTAGGGGTTAGCTCGCCCTCAGTGTTTTCTTTTAGGTGCTCCTCCATAAAGTCAAAGTACCTTGCTACAGTTTCTTTCCACGTTTCTCGCCTATTCTTTTCAGGCAGCCACCTTGCATATCTGCTCAGTGCTATAAAATTTTGGTAATCATTTGGTAGTGTGTTCACTCTTCATCTCCTTCATCAATTGGTTCTATCTCTATGTCCACCATACGTTCACCGTTGTCATCTAGATAGTCTTTATATTTTAATCTACCTTGTCTGTGCATCAGCACAGCATCAGTAATTCCTTTTTGGTACGCTTGCTTGTGTGTAAAGTATATGCCCACAGCACCAAGCAAAATAAAAGTTACGCTCAGACTTATGTAGTCCATCAATAACTCTCCTCAAATTCTTCTAGAAATCTATCTTGTTTTTCTATCAGTCTCTTTTCAAAAGCATCTAATAGTTCATCGGGTTCAATTTCTAGTTCATCACAGATTAGGCACACATCATATGTTGCAGCGATGTATGCCTTTAACTCTGGCAGTTGTTTTGTTATCAAAAGTTAGCTCCACTAGTAACATAATAGTTAGTTATCTTACCAGATGGGATAGGCCTTGCTTCCAGACTACCAAAGCAATCTTCCTTGAACCCACAGAATGCACACGTCATACATAGCTTCTCTTCTGTCTTGGCTTTGTTCCAAGTTGTAGCGTTAGCTAATCTCATAGGTGGTGTGTCTGATTCCATCTTGGCTTTTAAGTCAACAACAAAAGTATCTATGTCTTGTTCCAATGGTTGTTCACATAGCTTGAGTGTTGACTTGTTCTTGTTGAAAGCTAGGAAGTATCCTTTCTTTCTTTTGTCTGCTTTACCATAGGCAGATAGCTGTTTGATGTAGCCAAAGGTATCATCAGTGAGCCCAGTCTCTTGGAACTTATTGTCCCAGGACCAAGCACTTGCTGTCTTAATATCTACTAACTCACCATCAATCGTACAATCCTGGCTACCGTTGACACCTTCCAAGGTATGCTTCTTCTGCTGGTCTTCTACTGTGTGTCCAGACAGCTTAAGCAAAGCGATCAGGACTGCTTCTAGTATGTGACCTTGCAAGAAGGTAAGGTAAACCTCACCGCTTATCTCTTCTTGTTTGTAACCGTGGTAGTTGTACCACTGTGCCCTTTCACATTTGCCTAGGGCTGACATACGCAATTCACGTTTGTCTTCTCTTGGTTTGAATGCTTCTCTAATTGCATCTTCCACCTCTCTACCAGCTTGCATAGCTATCGAGTTTAAATCTCCAGTATATTTCTTTGACTGCATCAAATCATATACATCTTGTACTACTGTATCTATAGACTTCATCGTCTACTCCTCTCTTATTAAAATTCTTTTAATTTCTTCGGGCTTAAGTCCTAATTTGTCTCCATAACCCTCAATTATATTAAGGTAATTTGCAATATAATTTTTGTCTTTACCCTTGGCAAGTAATTCTTTAGCTATGTCTCTTCTAGTGCGTTTCATTCCAACTCCTCCCTACTTTATACTCCCCAGTTATTGGACAGTTTAGTTTGTAATATTCTGTTGTCTCTTCCATAGCCTGGACAACCAGCTTACCTATAACTTCTGCATCTGTAGGGTCACACTCTATCTGTATCTCATCGTGTATTACACCCAGCTGCTTATAATCAAACTGATAAGCAAGTGAATGGAATATAACCCAAGCCCTCTTAGCTATGATAGAGCCAGCACTTTGCAGTAAGAAGTTAAGTGCTGAGTGTGGGCTACGAACATAGACTTTACGACCATCAAGTGTCCTAATCCATCCTTTCTTTGATGCCTTCTCAATCTTCTTTCTAAGCACAGCCAAGGCTGGAGTGTTAGATAAGAACTGCTGTTTAATCTTTCTGCCTAACTTCATACCACCACCACATATCTTCCCTATCAGCTCATCACCGCCACCATATAGGTAAGCATAGATGAAACGCTTTGACTCATCTCTGGTGCTAAGACCCGCAGCCTTTTGATTAGCTGTGTGAATGTCACCACTTAATATCTCTTCAGTATACCCTGGGTCTTTCATATAATGTGCTAAACATCTCAGCTCAAGTCCAGACAAATCAGCTCCAACAATTACCTTATCATCTGGCACAGTAAACAAGCCACGCATCTGCTTGCCATACTCCTTGTTGTTTGCTGTTACTTGTTGTAAGTTAGGGTTACTGCTAGACATACGGTGTGTGACAGTGCCCATAGTGTGTACTCTGCTGTGTATTCTTCTAGTATCGTAGTTGTACTCATCAACCCAGCTACTCACTTGACTCTGCCTTTTCTGCAACATAAGATACCTAGCTATAACCTTGGCTTCGGGTATGTCTACATCTTTAAGTGTTGACTCATCAACCTTTGGCATACCAGTCTCAGTAAATACAGCAGGCTTCCATCCGTAATGCATAAGGTGTCTTCCTACTTGTTGTCTACTGCCCAGATTAAGTTCTGGATAGGTCCAGTATCCATAGTCACCATCATCATTGGTATGACACTGCAAGTCTACCTCTGTTTGATAGTGCTTAGTTCTCTGTCCTCTCTTAGTAAATCTATTCTTGACTGGTGTCTTGCTCTGCCACACTGGTAGTGGTACAAAAGTCTTATGCACCTCCTCCTCTGCAAGCCTCAAGTCATCATTGATGTCAACCAACAAATCTATAGCACCTTTAATATCAAAGAACCATCCAGTTCTCTCTTGTAATGAGCAGTGCTTCTTAGTTTCATACTCCAACTCTTTAGCATCTTGGCTCAAGTCACTAGATAAAAGATATTTGTACACCTTGGTAGTCACCTTGGTATCTCTGATGCAATAGTCCAACATCTCATCTGACATCTTAGACCAATCGCTGTGGTCTCCCTTCTCAAAGCCAAGTCTATCTCCCCAGGCTGCAAGTGAATGACCACCATCTAGCCTAGGTTTGTATAGCTGGCTCATCACCATCGTATCCTCTATCTGAACACCACTAAAATCTATGTCAAGCAATCTCTCTAGCACTGGCACATCAAAAGCTATGCCATTATGAAAGATCAGGCAGTCAGCTTCTGACTCAAGCCAAGGTTTAAATAGATTCAAGCAGTCACCAGCAAAGGTTATCACTTGGTCTGTTTCTATATTGTGGACAACAACACACCATACAACAGTAGCATCTATGCCATCCGTTTCTATGTCACAACTAAAAGTCCGCATCGTCATCTCCTGTGTGTGGTGCGTGTCCCTTCTCCAACCTTCCAGTCTTTCCATTGAAGTATGCCCATCCAGCTTCACCAGTCTGACCAGTTCTTCTCATCTTGGGAACACGAATGCGAGTTGCATTTCTCTCGTAGTCATCCTCTGCTAGCTTGTCCCTTGAGAATAGTATGTTAGTATGACACGCTTGCGGTATAGCACCACTACCCTTGACATCATACTCACTAATCTTATGTGGGTGGCTGCCATCATCGGGCTTCCTTGTATGTGTGCTCAGTATCACAGTGGCCTTAGTCTCCTTACACAGCTTGATAAACCTATCCATTACTTCCTCGATGTTCTCATTAGATAAATTCTTAATAGCTGTATGCAGTGGGTCAACCAGTATAACAGAACAACCCAGTCCCTTAATAAAATATCTAATCTTACTGAACATTTCTTCAAGGTCTATACTACCACCACCGTCATCGTGTAGTTGTATCTTGGATGCAAATCCTATGTCGATAGCATCATCCATAATCCTATCAACATTTAAATCGTTAGGCTTAAGCAACTGCATATTCTCACCAGTGTGCACGCTGACAACTTTCCTGATCGTCTCATCAATATTATCCTCAACCATAAAGCAACCTATCTTCTCATCTGTATTGGTAGAGAAGTGATATATTAACTCATTAAGTATTGTTGTCTTACCTATAGATGTATGTGCAATGATAGACACTAGCTCACCACGAGCTACACCACCACGCATCATCTCATTTAGATTACCAAAAGAATCGGGCAAAGGTATCAGCTCAGTGTCTCTGTATTGGAGCATCGCGTTACGCATATCCTCCAGACTAGCAACACCAGACACAGTGTAGGGCTTTGCTTCCCACCACTCGTGCATAAATTCTTTACCATCATTATTGATTAGGTAATCACAAGCATCCTTGTGCTTTGCGAAGGTGACTATCTTACATTTGTTAGGTCCAAGTATAGGTGCAATCATCTTCGCTGCATCTCTGCCCGCTTCATCATTATCAAAGGCGATAACAACTGTCTCGAAAGAATCGAGGTATTGCATATTGGCTTTGATATTATCTATGCAGTTAGCACCGTTGGTTACACTAACACACGACCACTTAGAGCCGAGCATCTCATATGCTGCCATCGCATCTAACTCTCCCTCACATACGGTAATGTACTTACCGCCTGGGGCAAATAGATTCTGACCGAACAAAGCGTTAGTCTTTCCAGTGTCACCACTACCAAAGAACTTCTTGCTCTGCACTATCCTTGTCTTCATCCCTACCATCTCACCTTTACTGTTGTGGAATGGGTAGTGATGCTTAATTATGTTGCCTTCCTTATCTTTCTCTGCCTTGACTCTATACTTCTCTAGTGTCTCGGCTCTTAGCTTACGATCAGGCAAGCTAAAGAACTCACCTTGATAGTCTGCAAGCCAGCTATCATCTATCTTTTTTACTTTTACCCCACCTAGTGCCTCCTTGCTCCCTCCCTTTGTGTGAGTTCCGCAAGAGAAACAGTGGGTCTGACCATCAGAATAGACAGCCAAGTTATCCTTGCTTGTATCTTTACCTCTTGATGCACAAGTAGGACACTGCTCTTTCCTTAAGAGTATATTACCTTTACTCATATCTCCTCCCGTTTTAAATAAAAAAGGCAGCCACCCTCGTAGCTGCCCCACTAACATTGCCTATCGCTAGTTAGAAGTCAGACTGGTCGATGTCTTCAACACCCGCTGCCTTCTCTTCAACTCGAACCGCCTCCAAATAAGCAAACGCATTCCATTTCCCCTTACCAGGCTTCACCTTCATTACAATATCGTCACCGAATAATGATAAGTGACTAACACCTACCTCATCCTTGTCCTTGTTGTAAACTTTGGGTGCACCGAAATCAATCTTACGTTTACAGGTAATCTGTTTAATACCTTTGTATTCGCTAGTCTTGAGTCCAGCTAACTCAGCAAGTTTCGCACTATCCTTATCCAATGCAACTGTCAAAGCATATTTCTCTACACCCTCGTAAACATCGGGCTTTGTAACGTGGTTGAATACCACCTTTCCAGCTAAACTTAAAGCATTCATATATTTAACTCCTTTATCATTAACATTATGACCCGTAGGTCTTTACTAGTAGGCAATCCTACTAAGGGTACACTGGAAAATAAGGAAGGAAAACCAGTGTACTCTTAGTAAGACTTAGATAACTAAGACTGTCTAGGTTAGTGTTGTAATAATCATTATAACAATTCATTCCTAGACTGTCTTAGTATTGTATAGGAGATACAAGTAATTAAATTTTAGCTGATGAATCAGAACTTGTCAAGCTATTTGCTATCTTTTTTTCCTGATCCGTATGCTCCTTGTAATATGCGTCTGAACGCATATACTCCTCGACCATAGCATCAATGATGTCTTGCTCGGTGAGTCCTTCTATGTCACCACCGTGCATTTCATCCATCTTATCTATCATCATTTGTTTAAACACACCCATATTAATCCTCCCTTGGTGGGTAATCATCATCGTCATCAAGACTGTCATCTTTCGGTACAATCTCAGTGACGCTCACTATCTCAAACTCATCGTGCAGTTGAGAATTCCTTGCTTCCTGGTGGTATTGGTCATTCCAATATTCGCTATCGGCTATCGCTTCTGCTTCATCCATATCATCAGCTTCAATATCCACCTTAAAGTCATACGATACAGTTGACTGTATGTGTACTTCAAAAGTTTTTTCACTCATATCACCTCCCGTTCTTTGGTATTACTGACATTTTATTAGCAGATGTAAAGAGTGCACCAGCATCATTACCTTCATCATCTGCACTTGCTATTATCCACGATTTGTCAGTAAATACAATGACTGGTGCTCTACTGTACCATCCCATCTCATCCGTTTCACTGTCCGTTAGATAATCTATGTGACTAACTGTCTTACCTTTGAAGATTTCTGTGGCATCTCCAGACCAATCACGCATTGCCATTATTTTACCTCCTTGTTTTTTATAGTATTTTCATTATCCAATCGCCACTGTGCTCTAGCCTCGTTCCTAAACTTATTGAGTCTGGCTACATCACTGTAGTTCATAGTCTTACCGTACCTATCCTTTATCTTACCACCGTGTGAATAAGTACCATCTAGGTAGCTTGGGTTTATCTGTATCCCAAAGGCTACCTTGACTTCATCGTCTTGCCATTTTTTCATTATCCCTCCTTGCTTGTTTTTTTAATAGCCTTTCATCCTTCCTTCTTTGTTGTCTGCTAGAACTTTTCTTTCTCTTATCTACTCTAAATAATTTATTCATATTGCTCACTTATCCTCCCTTGTTTTAGTATGTGGACTATCACATCGACAGTCCATCCGTTGCCCAACATCTTCTTGCGTTGGGTATTGCTTACACCATCCGTATAGTTATCGGGTAGTGTTTGTAATCGCTCCATCTCTATTGGTAGCAGTGGGCGATACGTTCCTTTATCCACACTAGTCAATACTTTAGGCTCACGATTACCGCCACCCATAGTATTCAGAGTAGGACTCTTACCCGTATCTGAATATACACGCTTGAGTATATCGTGACCGTTAATATCTAGTGCAGTGCCAACGTGATGACATTCTTCATCCTTGTCATACTCTCTAAGTTCACAAGTTCTGACACCAGTCATAGCTTGGTTGCCAAATCCCTTGTAATCTCTAGCCAATAGACAAGCAGCCTTATCCACGTTTGTCTGCTTAACAGTTGTGCCTTGGTCAGCCACACTATCACCGTATCCCTCAACAAGTATATCCTTCAAGACTATACCTTTATCATCGGGCTGAGTTATATCCCAGTTAGCCCAGTACAAACGGTATCTGTTTTGTGCTGATACAAGTGACGAGTTTATCGCTACTGGTTCTACACCTAGATACTTGCTGATGATGTCTTGATACTCTTGCTTCATCCTTACATTTTCTAATAAGAATTTAACATTAGGATTGTATCTGCGACACTCCTCCAGGACTCTGAGAAACTCAAAGAATAGTGCTGACCTAGGGTCATCAAAAGCTAATCGCTTACCCGCAAAACTAAATCCTTGACAAGGTGAACCCGCAAGAACTAAGTCTATGTCTGGTAGCAACATCCCGCTTACAAAATTAACATCACCAACACATACAGTATCGGGGTAATTCTTAAGCGTAATCTTTTCGGCCCAAGGGTCTACCTCAGATGCAAAGTATTTGTTGACCTTAATCCCTGATCGTTCAAGGGCTACTTGACCGCAGCTCGAACCATCAAACAGACTTAGCACGTTAATGCCTAGATTGTTATCTTTATCCATATCTTTTCCTTTCCTTAGTTATAAAGAGTAAAGGATACTCGGAACGTGTCCCGAATATCCCTTAGTTTTTACAACTACTCAGACAAAAAGTCTTTTGGAATCATACCTACATCTCTGTAATCATCCATAAGAGAGCGAGATTCTTCCATATCTTCTGCTCTTATCTCTCGCTCTGCGTCATAAACAAAGCTAGCTGCATAATCTCTATCTATTAAAGACTCAGTGGCTTGCTCTTGTAATTGACAAGACCTTATCCATAGTTCTGTTGTCATTCTGTCATCACCATTAATAGAATCAGATTCCAACCAGTCAATCATAAGATGCTCATCGGGTTCGTGATACTCTTGTAGGTGTGCAATTATTTTACTTACTAGCATTTATCCTCCTTAATGTTTAAAGTAACTTACATTTTTTACACTACTATCCCAGCATTGTCTACAATCACCGCACTCACCATTATTTTCAAAGGCTCTGCAAGTTGCATTATCCTTATCAGTAACAACAGTGCTAGTGTTTGCATACTTTGGTGGTTTGCCATCCACAAAACTACCACTTAGCCTGATCACTAGATTTTTCGGGATAGGCTTATTGTAATTTTGTATCCAGGCACTTTCTTTAGTAGGCAGCCAGTGTCTTATATTTGGTGTTGCTTGTGCTATCTGCACAATCTTATCCAAATGCTCAACACTTTGTATATCTCCACTATCGTGCCACCTAAAGACACCGCTATCCACTACAGATTTTTGATTATCCATAATGAAAATCATAGCTTTAACCCACAAAGGATTAAAAATACTTTCTAATCTTTTATACATTGCGGGTTTTATGTTTTTAGCGTATCTCACATAGTTACCTTTAAGTGCATAGCAATCAGAACAAACAGTATTCTTAATCAATTTTAGCTTTGAGCCAGTTTTGCACTCCTCTGCGGGGATTGAATAAGAAATCGTTGGCATCTTACTGGTTACAGTCCATCCACCAACTATCTCTTTGGCTGACTTTAGCGTATTGATAGCCATTAGATTGTTTTGTATATCCATATTGTCTTCCTTCCTAGTTAAAAAGAGTAAAGGCTACGATCAGGCAGCCCTTAGTTTTTCTAACTACTTTTTAACGATGTAATTACCTTGCTTATCCTTGTAATCCATCTTTATAGTTGTTGCAAAAATCCACATACCAGCTAATCCAATAACTAAGATTGTGAATACCAAAAACATAATAACAGTATCTAACATATTAAACACCCTCCAATAATTGTTCAGTTAAAAACACATCCGCACGTTTACCACCCGCTTTGATATAAAAAACCTTATCCAAGTTGATTGTGCGATAGTCGTTTGCAGCCACGTCAAATACAACCCTTAAATTGGGCTTATCCTCTGGTCGATACGATAATTGACCACCTCTTAACCATTTCTTAACACCCGTTCTACAATTCATTTTTCTAATTGAACCGTCAACCTTGTGAAATTTAACAGTAAAGAATTTTCCGCCATTGTCATTAATAATTGACTGTATTTTTAAGCGTCTATTTAAAACGCGGTAGGTTTGTTTTCTATTCATATTTTCCTTTTTATTAGTTAATAAGATTCTCGGAACGTGTTCCGAAAACAGAAACGAGAATACCTCGATTCATAGGTATATTATCTCATTTTTGAGAGATAAAATCAAATCGAGGGGAATGGTAGGGGTAAACAATAAAGATTGAAAATAGAGGTATTTACGGGGCTAGGCTTGTTACTTTTCAATAGGCGAAAAAAAACCCCGCATTTCTGCGGGGCTTCTTAGTTGTTTATTTAATTATTGTTTTCTTCTTCGCTTTGTCGTTTGTCATCAGCTTGAACTCGTTTCGCTCTTTGCAAAGTCTGTCGAATTCTTTGTCGGTCAAAGAAATGAACCAGTCTTCTCGGTCATTTTTAATCTTTTCTTCTTGCGACTTCTTCGCGTCCGCTTCTGCTTTGTCTAAATCGGTCTGTTCTGCCTTAGACAATTCTTTGAACGGGTTGTCTGTATCTGGTGATTGAGTCATTTTTTTACCAGTCCCAATCAACGACATTTTCTCTGACTTCTTGATAAAGTCGTTTGACTCAGCCCAATCAAAAGCCCTCGCGAATTGTTTACGTAGAACCTCTAATTTCTTGAAGTTGATATGCTCACGCTGTCCCTCTGTTTGGTTCTTTAGGCGTGTAGCATAGTCAACTATTGAATCAACACCGAATTCATCAATTTGACCTTTTGAATCAAAACATATTTCTTCTATCTGCTTTTGAATACTCTTTCCAGTATCAACCGCACCAGTAATTGACGCGTCAAGCTGTTTGATAGATTCACCGCAATTCTCAATACTATCGATAGTATCACTTATAGTGTTCGCACTATTAACAACGTCCGACTTTTTAACGTCTTTTAGTCTGTCTTTTTCATCACGCTTAACTATATCTTTGAATGATGATGACGCTTGAACGCGTTGCTTCATTTCTTTAGTAGTCTTTTTATTAGATTGTTTAGTTTTTGTAGTCATTTGTTTTCCTCTTTTATTACGCCCGCGAAATTGCGACCGTTAAAGAGATGTTAGCACGAGTGATATTCAAATGTCAATCAAAATAATAAAACTTTGTCTATGTTTCTTATTATATGAAATGGGGCTTTATCCCTCCGAACTGAAAACAAACTCGGAACGTGTTCCGAAAATCTCGGACAGATTCCGCGACAATCCCGCCCCTGGAATATCCCTAGAAAAAGTAGGGGTATATGCGAGGCCACCCCACCCCTTGCGTTTTTTCCACCACGAGCGAAACCTATGCACAGGTAAAATTATTATTTTTTTGAATATTCCGCGACACACCGAGCCAGATTCGGGCACAATTCGATAATCAATGCTAAATTGGGGTTGACTTTTGGTGATTTATACTATATAATATTGTGTATCTTTATAGCAAAACACTTATATAAACCTAGAATGTACTAAAGCAGTATGTCATAGTCGTAGTTAAATACAACATCATTTAGAATATGCTAGGAATAAACTAATACAATATTATTTTAGGGTATAATACTTAGATATGGCTCAAAAAGGCAAAGCAACAGCCGACTCAGAAGACGAGATTAGGCAAATAGAGAAAGAATTGGAGGAAGAAGCTAGATATGCAGTAGCTTCAGCCAAAGGAATAGTACCAGCAGACGCTGTAATTAAGATTGAACGCAAGATAGGCAGACCAACTGGTGGCTTATCCCAGCAGTCTAAGTCAGCAGGCGGCAAAAAGTCTAGAATTAAAAGAGGACAGACATACAGACCAACTGATGATGACTATTCTAAGGTAGAAGAAATGGTTACTATAGGATTAGACCAACATACGATAGCTAAAGTTATGGGTATTTCTAATGCCACCCTAACTAAATACTATTCACACAATTTGACTGTAGGTAAAGAGAAAAGGACCGCCCGCGTGGCAGGTGTAGCCTACGAAATGGCAGTATCTGGAGAGTCTCCTAGTATGACTACGTTCTGGCTTAAGACACAAGCTGGCTGGTCTCCTAAGCACCACGTTGTTGTAGAAGATAGAAACTTTGATATACAGTGGGCAACCGATGAAGCTGATATTGCAGACGCTAATAAGATATTAAGGGAAAAAGATAGCAAGATACACTAGCATCTATGCAAGAGGAGAGAAAATCTATTGTAATACCCTACACACCTAGGGATTTACAAAAACATTTACATACTAATCTAGATAGATTTAATGTAGTTGTATGTCATAGGCGATTTGGTAAGACTGTGTTTGCTATAAACCAGCTCATAAAAAGCTCTATTGAAGACATACAGACTGGTAAAAGACAACCACGATATGCGTACATAGCACCGCTATTTAAACAGGCTAAGACAGTTGCCTGGGATGAATTAAAAAGATTGTGTGGTGTGTTTCCAGAAGTAAAGTTTAACGAGGCAGAACTAAGAGCCGACTTTATGGGAGCTAGGATACAGCTCTACGGGGCAGATAATTATGACACGCTTCGCGGAATTTATTTAGACGGGGTCGTGCTCGATGAGTACGCTCAGATGAACCCTAAGATGTTCTCTGAGGTTATAAGACCGGCACTGTCAGACAGGAAGGGGTATGCCATATTTATTGGTACACCTAAAGGGAAAAACGAATTTTATGATTTATACCACTCTGCCCCAGAGAAGAAGGGATGGGCTAGATTCTTGTATAAGGCGAGTGAAACAGGGATATTAGACGATGAAGAACTGGAACTTGCGAAACAAGATATGGCAGAGACTGAATTTGAACAAGAATACCAGTGTTCTTGGTCTGCTGCACTTAGAGGTGCGTATTATGCTAAAGAGATTGAAACTGCTTATGAAGAAGACCGAGTGGGGAAAGTCCCTTATGACCCG